ATGAAAAGTATGCGTCAGTTATTCTAAGAAGATACGTTGAAAACACAGGTGATGATGAAAATGTTTATTGTATCAGAAACGGACAAAAAGTAGCATACGCAGATGTTGTTAAGCAAGTTGACGGCAGTTCAGATAATTCTAGTACTAATGGCTTGATATAATTCCATTTTAGAGTGATATATATAGTACCTTAAAGGAGTTTAACGACCTTAAAAAAACACCAAAGAAAGGAACGAAACCAAAACTATGTATGAACAGTATGTAATGATTGAAAAAAGACTTTTGAATAACAAATCGTGGTTGGTAATTGTGGAAAGTGAACTTAATAAATTGACAGCAAAAACAAATATGAAGTATGTATCTCCGTCGTTTGATAATGTTATGGTGCAAGGATCAAACTATAAAATGTCGGATATTGAGGCGCTAAATCGTATTGCAGCGTTGCAAAACCAAAAAACCCAATTGCTGAAAATGATTGAGGAAGATAATAATATAATAATTGAATTAAATAATATATTAAATGATTATATAAATAAAGTTAAAGATTATAAATATACATTAGAATATATTATATTAAGAGATTGTTATGTTAACAAAAAAGAAGATCGCAAAAAGACACTGCGAGAAATTGCGGATGAAACAAACTATTCATATATTTGGGTCAGACAAGTAGCATCCACGGTTAAATCTAAATTAGAAGAAGCAAAAGAAAAAAATGGGTATTAAGACTAACGTTATACCTACATTAGAAAAAGCCTTAGAACGTGCTAAAAAGGTTGAGGAATTGTTGGAGTTGTATCAGCAATTTGGTAAGCAAGTAGATGAGTTTAGCGAGTTTTCATTTTCAATATATGATGAAATCAAGCAACTAGAAAAAGAGTTATTAGATAAGGAGGTGAAAGAAAATGAAAGATCGTATTGAATTCGCAATTGTTGTAAGAACAGATGAACTTAGTGGCAAAACTGTTAAAGTTTTAGGACCTGTCATCAAGGCAGTGACAAAAAAGATTGAACCTCAGTTGTTACGTGTAGTCGAAGCTATCACCAAGGCAGTTGAAAAAGAGTTTGATCCTAAGGATGATACCAAACATGAATCATAAGAAATGGAATATCTTCTTCCAACTTATTATCGTTGGATTAATGGTAGGCGTATTACCTGCAACAACCATCATAATTAATTACAAAGGATTCAGCTGGCTACAGGCAGTATTAAATTTCTTTATCTTGATGGTAATCTTTTACATAATTCATAAGCAAAAGGAGAACTTAAAATGAAACTAATTAAAAGATTGTTATTATTAATTATCGTATTAATTGTATCGCTCACTTTAACATCATGCAAAGAAGTCTCAAAAGGAGATTTGGCAGTGCAAACATTATTAGATCTAATTGACAGATTTGGCGAAACTAAAAGTTTTGAAAATGAATCTGAAATGGAAGATTATGATTTTTATTTTGTTACAAACGGCGATGGCACTATAGCTATAGGAGATGATTATTTTAATGAGTATGCTATACTAATTTATTCTAATTCACAACTTTGCATGATAGAAATTACATTTGCAGAATATGAAAAATTTGATAAATGCTATCCTGACAACATTATGATTAATTACGTTGATATGAACAATAAATCACATATAGGGTTAGATTATTATCATGATGCAAACATTTGGAAAGGGTGGAAAGACATGGAACCAGAAGAATTAAACATGTCGCTTAATGCATTTCTAAACGAACTAGTAAAAATGAGTATTGATGATGTTAAAAAATTACTAATAGAATTAGGTTATTTAGAAGGGAATGAAGAATAATGACTAAAAGAGACATAAAAAATCTCTTTTTTTTAAAATATCAATAAATTATTCGCAACAACATACAAAAACATACTTTACATTGATTTTATGTGTGTTATAATGGTAGCGTGGAAGATTGTAAACACTTATAAAGTTTCCATTTAACTCCTTTCTCGTTTAAGAGCATATTATATTCCAGTGATATGCTCTTTTAATTTATCTATTAAAATTATTAAAAATATAAATACTAAATAAATAATATATATTATATATATATATGTGTGTATTACTATATATATTTATATATTATTTAAACAAATATTATTATATATAATTATATTATATAAAAAGGGGTGCAAAAAACCTAATGAATGAAGACAATAAAAAAAAACTAAATAATAAAAGTGACAAAGGGAAAAATAAAAAGCAAAAGTTGACTCTTAAACAACAAAAGTTTATCGTTGAATATGTTAAAAGTGGTGACGTTACTCGGTCAGCTATTAAGGCTGGATATTCAAAAAAAACCGCTTATGCTATCGGTTCAGAAAACTTAAGAAAACTTGAAAAAGAAATTCAAGCCTATACAGAAAGCCGAATGAACAAGAAAATTGCAAGCGCTGATGAGGTCTTAGAGTTCCTGACAAAAGTAATGCGTGGTAAAATCAAAGAAGAGCAAATTGTGGTTGAGGGAATAGGGCGTGGATTTTCTGAAGCGCGAATTGTTGAAAAGCATCCAACAGCAACAGATAGATTGCGAGCAGCTAAAGAACTCGCTAAACGATATGGTATCACGCCAGAAACTGTTAAAATCAATGCTTTAGAAACGCCAAATATTCATCAGACCACTCTTGATGCAATCACGAAAAGAGTAGTTGTCGGGTTTAATGACGGCGAAGAAGATGATGATCAATCAGGAGAAGTTGGAGAAGATGAATAGAGCAATAATCACAGAAAAGCAACTTGACGCAATGGCGATTGCACTAAATGAAAAGTGCAATCTTTTAATTTTCGAAGGGCAAATTCGTTCATCAAAAACAGTCGTAGCTATCCAGGCTTTTTTTGAAGCGGTGCAAATGAGTAGCGAAGAGTTACATCTTGTTGCAGCAAATGACCTAGATGCAATCAGAGATAATATTTTAAATAATAATCTAGGGATATTAGATCTCTATTCTTCCTACTGCACTTTAGCAAAGGACAAAATCGGAAGTTATTATATCGATGTAAAATGTGACATCGAAGGAAAACCAAAAAACAAAAGAATTCTTTTATCTGGATATGCTGATGCTGCAAAGTGGAAAAAGATATTAGGTAAAACTTTGGGCGTAATTTTAGTCGATGAAGTAAACACGTCTTCAAAGCAATTTGTGGATGAGTGTTTTGCTCGACAAACTTCTGCAAACAGACCCTTAATGATTTGGACTTTAAATGGTGATATTCCAACATTATGGGTTTATCAAGATTACATCAATACAGCTATAATTATAGGATCTGCACCAGCATCGATCAGAGCAGAAATGGATCGAGTAAAAAAAGTTAAAGGTAGGTACTATATGCATTGGAAAATGCAAGATAATCCTATTATGACGCAAGAAAAGATTGACAGAGCGATGTCATTATATCCGCCAGGTTCGCATTATTTTAAAATAAAAATATTGGGTGAACGTGGTTCTCCTGGAAGAATGGTTTTTGTTGATTACATGAGCGATGATTTGATTAAAAAACAAGATGTGAGAAAGTATACACATTTTGGAATTGGTGTAGACATTGGCGCATCTAGAGCAATGAACGCCTTTGCTCTAGTCGGTTTTACTGCAGATTTTTCAAAATGTGCAGTAATAGATTTGTGGTCTTTCAAACAAATTGGGTATGAAAGCAAGAAACAGAAACTGAAAGACTTTGTCAATTTGTGGCGTGGTAAAGGCGTTCCAATCGAATACATCGCGGTCGACAATCAAGAAATAAATTATATTTATGACTTGAAAGCGGAATTCTACCGAACAGGTTATCCGCCAATTATTGAATCTTACAAAGCGACGATAATACAGAGAATAGATCTACAGATTATTTTGCTATCACACAAAGCGATGGAATTCAACGATACGATTGAGGGTCGAGATTGTTTTGACGCCTACAGGATGGCCAAATGGGTAGAAGGAAAAGAGGGCTTGGAAAGAGAAGATAAAAACGAACCGCACAATGACAAAATGGATGCAGTTGAGTATGCTCTTACAAGGCACATGATCAAAATGCTAACTGCTAATAAAGCTGGAAATGAGGTAGCATAAAAATGGGGAAAATAAAAGATTGGTTTTCAAAAAGGAGGCAGCAGAGACTTATGCGTGATTTAGAAGCAATAAAGGGAATAATCGAATTTGATCCGATACACGCTTTGGGAATTGAAGATACAGAAACATCAATTAATTTTACAAAAAGAATTGAAGAATACAGGATATGGTTTGGTGGTAATGCTAAAAATATTCGGGAAATGTACGCTAATTCAAAAAGTGGATTAGGTGATTCGTTAAATTATTTTTGGGCAAAAGCACCGAAGACAAAAAGAATGTTACACACAGGGATACCTGGATTAATCTCAAGAAAGATGGCAACGATTTTATTTGGCGGAGGTGTAACTTTCAAAGCAAGCGTTTATGCTTTAAATGAAGACGGAACGCCAGATCCAAATGCAAAAATTGATGAAGCGAAAACAAAGCAAGCGCAAGATATCATCGATAATTTGATTATTCAAACAAATTTAATTGATAAAATGAGTGAGGCAGCACAAAACGAAAGTTGGAGTGCTGGATGTTTCTACAAATTAAGTCATGATGTAAGTTTAAGCGACTATCCAATTTTGGAAATAACAACAGTTAGAAACGCCGAAGTTGTAGAGGAACGAGGGATTGTTCAAGCTATCGTTTTCAAAACATGGATAGAAAAGAAGAACACTAGATATCGATTAAATGAAATCTATACAACTAACGAAGATGGCGATGCGGTTGTTACACATAAGCTTTACAAAATCAAATCGAATAATGAGATTGAAGAAGTCGACTTGGAAGAAATTGAAGAAGGGGTAGAAGTGTTAGAGACATATAATAATGCGGATAAAACCGCATTTGTTTATAAAGGTTTAAAAGGGATTTTAGCTTTTTATAAACCAAACATGAAACCATCGCACGAATTCCCGAACACGCCGTACGGCGCCAGCGATTACGAAGGAGCAATCGATAGCTTTGATGCACTGGATGAATCGTATTCACAATTGATAAGTGAAATTCGAGACAACCAAACGTTACGATATATTCCAGAAGATTTGATACCAAGAGAGGTGTCAGATGACGGAGAAATTTTAGAATACTTATTAGACGATAGTTTTGTGACTAATTATGTGAAAATTAGAGGTGATGCTGATCAAGACGCAGATAATAAAATTGACATACAGTATATCGAAGATAAAACTGAATCATTGTTAGCAAAATACAGAACTGCACTAACGACAGCAATAAATCATGCTGGATTAAGTCCTTTGGCGCTAGGAATAACTGGATTAGAAGCTGTTAACACTTCCGCAGAAAGTCAGCAAGAAAGGAACAAAACAACGCTAGAAACAAGGAAACTAAAGATAGCATTATGGAAACCGCATCTTGTTAAACTAATGACAAAAATTATTGAACTAAATAGTTGGATGCAGAAGAACACTACTGCACGTCAAAAGGCGTTTGCTAAAATCGATTTGGATTTTGATAATACAGACATCAGTGTAGAATTTGGAGAATACATCGTTGAACCTGTTGGAACAAAAATCAATCAATGGGGAAGTGCTAAAATGCAGAAAGTCGCTTCCACAAAAGAAGCGGTGAAAAATATCCATCCAGACTGGAGCGACGAACAAATTATCGAAGAAGTTAATGCTATAAAATTTGAAGAAGGCGTGACTTTAGATAATCCTTTGAGGCTTACAGATTTGAACGAATTCCTTGACAAAGAAGAGGAAAAGAAAAAAACAGAAGACATAACTGAAGATGATCAAGGATGAAAGAGATAATTAACGTAACTTCAGCAACAACTCAAATCAAGGAAACGATTGTTAAATATATAACACTAGGACTTTCAAAAGAGAGCTTGGATGATGAAATTAAAACGATAATCGCTAAATGTATCAACACGATAGAAAGCATTAGCGAAAAAGAAAACGTCATAAATTCATTATGGCAAGCTAGCAGAAAATGGATTTTTGAATTGAGCCAAGTGCAACAAATCATAAATATGAATTTAGTTAATCGTTTAAAAAATGTTGGACTACTAGACAAAACGTATACTTATGATCCTTTGTCGAGTGGTAATGTATTTTTGAAAATGCGTCCGTTACTAGAAGCAAACAAAGATGTAACAATACCGATAATTGAAAGTTATAAAAAGCTAATGAAATCGACCTTAAAAACGATGAGTGCTGATCCTCCAAAAATAGTGAGGTATATTAATCGTAGTGGAAAACAAATATCTTATCCGATGAGTTTAAGAAACAGAGTTGAAATGAGAATAAGATATGACGCTAATTTAAAAGATATTCAAAATTTGAAAGAAAGAGATGTAAAACTAGTTTGGACTTCAAGCCACCCGAATTGCAGCGAGAGATGTAAAGACTATCAAGGTAGATTGTGGAGTTTGGATGGTACATCTGGAACTATTAATGGCAATCGTTATGAACCGTTAGAAACTGCGATGCTTGGGAAAATGAAAGACGGGAACGGGATTATATCTGGATATAACTGTAGGCATCGGTTAGTTGAATATCAAGAAAATAGTAAACCACCGACAGACTATACAGAAGCAGAAATTAAAAAAGAATATGCAATCGACCAAAGACAAAGATTTTACGAAAATACAATCAGACAATTGAAAGTTGAAGAACGCATGAATCGTGCTGGAGGTAATATCGAAAATGCGCAAGAGTTAAGAAAGCGTTGGCGAAGGTTGAATAAATTATATGAAATTTATAGTTTGAAACAAGGGCGAGCCTATTACAAATGGAGAACTGTTGTGTACGATGAAGAAGAGTAGTATAATAAAGTGTTAGCTTATTTTTAAAATGAGTAACGAAGAAAGGAAAGAAAAATGATAATTATTCGGTACAATCAAAATGAGATTACAGCCTCTGGCCATAGCGGTTATGCAGAAAGCGGAAACGACATTGTGTGTGCTTCCATCTCTACGGCATTCAGGACGACAGCAGAAATTATGAATGCGATGGGTTACAAATTTTTTCTAGGGATTAGCGAAGAAGTACCTTACATCGGTATTCAATTATCAGATGAATTTTATGAGCAAACTTATCCATATTTTAAAACATTGGTAAAAATCGTAAAGGATTTAGCAGAGGAGTTTCCGAAAAACTTAAAAGTGTTTGAAGTGGAAACGAAGGTTAAAAAAGATAAAGTAAATTAAAAAAACATAGGTATTTTGAAGACTGATATTAATCAGTCTTTTTTTATACAATCGGATGGTGGCTATCCAAAAAGCTACAACTTCAAAAAAATCACAGTTGGAGTAGACCAACAAAAAAAATCAAGGAGGAAAAATGAAGTTTTTAGAAAACATTTTGTCAACAGAAACAGTGACAAAATTAAAGGATTTATTAGGAACAGACCTTTTGGGTAAGGTTGAGGAAGCGACAAAGGATTTTAAAATTGATGTTGCGAGCGAAAAGTTTATACCAAAGGCCAAATTTGATGAGGTAAATAATCAGGTTAAAGATTTAAGGCAGCAAATTACTGACAGAGAAAAACAAATTAAGGAGCTTGGCCAATTAAAAGATAATGGTGAATTGACAAAAAAGATTGCTGAACTTGAAGCAGCAAACAAAAAAGCACTGGAAGAATACGATGCTAAATTAAAAGCAAGAGACAAAGAAATAGCAATCGATACTTATTTAATGAGCCAAAAAGCTAGAAATGTGAAAGCGGTAAAAGCTGTTTTAGATTTAGAAAAGGTTACACACAAAGATGGGAAATTGGAAGGACTAGAAGAGATGGTTACAAAACTAAAAGAAAGTGACGGCTATCTATTTGATGTGGATGAGAGCAATAATAGGTCTGGAGGTGATCCAAATAAAAAGACACCGCCTACAACTGATAAATTTGCTCGTTTTAGAAATTTAAGATAAAAAAAGAGGAGGAAAAATAATGCAAAAAATGAATGATTTAATTAAAAGAATTACATGGCAATTTTTAGCAAGCTCTCTAGAAGAAGCAAAATCGTATGTTAGAGAGCCAGAAGAATTAGAAAAAGTTTTAAAATTTGCAACATTAACAGCGGATTTAGTAAATGACAGCGCAACGTTTACTGGAACTGGCGAAGTGAAATACCAACATATGGAGTTTTCATCATTTACGCCAGGAACATACACTTTTGCAAGCGGATATACTGGAATTGATGTTAATACTACTTGGAAAACTTTGAATTTAACACAAGACATTGGAAACAGCATCTCGATTGACAAAATTAAAGATGAGGAAGCATTAGGTGATGGATTGGTTAGATTTGTAAAAAGATATATTCAAAGAATTCAAGCGCCTGCAGTTGACAAATATCGTTTTAGTGTAATTACAAGCAAAGTAAACACTTTCTGTAAATTATTAACGCTAACATCTTCAAATATTTTGGAACAATTCCTGCATGCAAAAGCGAGGATGGAAGATGCAAGAATCGATACTGCAAATTTAATTTGTTATATTACACCAACAGAAAAGCAACTTTTAAAAGAAGCAGCAATGGCTAAAGGATACTACTCATTTGGAAATTGGGCAGGAAACCTTGATGCAGAAGTAGAAATGGTTGATGGTATCAAAATTATTCCTACTCCATCATCATTATTCGATACAAACGTTCAATTTATCATGATCCATGTTGATGCAGTTCCAGCGTTTGAAAAATATGCAGAAACTGAATTCTTTGATAAGATTCCAGGACATGGTGGTAGAAAACTACAAGCAGATATCGGATTGTATCACGACTGTTTTGTATATGACGAATTAACAAGAGCGGTATACGTATCAAGAAAAACAGCAGCAACTGTATATACGATTACTTACGACGATGGCGCAGATTCTTCAACTGGATCAGCACCAACAGAAACTGACAAAGCACCAGATGCAGAATTCGTTTTGAAAGACAACACGTTCACAGTTACAGGAAAAACATTTGTTGGATGGAGTGACGGAACACACTTATATCCAGCGGGCGCTAAATACGTAATGCCAGCAAACGACATTACTTTAACAGCAATTTGGAAAGATTAATCCTTGAATAAAGGGTTAGTAGGAGTTGATTAAATATGAGCGTTCCAAGTGGATATAGGAAAATCACAGCAAGTGATGTTGGCAAAAAGTTTGGTGAAGATCTGTACTGCAACGTTTATTTTGATGGCGATATTGGTAATGGAGCAGTAGCTAACATAACACTAGATATGGTTGTTTTAAGCGATGGAAAGAAATTGACAATTAAAACTGATGCAGAAGCGGTTAGCGGTGATATTTTCTTTCCCGATACCGAAGCAGCTTCAGCAATCGCTAGTTTTGATACTTCGGGAGAAGCAACCTATGCATCAAGCGATGCAGTAGCGATAACTGCTGGAGTGACAGTCACAAGCGTTACCTTGACAGAAGAAGAAAAAGGAACGTATGTTCAAGTTATGTACGTTAAAGAAACATCTTTTACAATGGATACTAGCTTGGTAGTTTTAGGTTTAAATGAAACTGTTACTAGAAAAATGACAGTAGCTGGTGTATCTGATGATGACATTATCTATACACCAGATGATTCGAGCATTGCAACGGTTGATAGCGAAGGAAAAGTAACGCCATTAAGATCTGGAGTTACAATAATCAGAGCTGTTGCAGAAGGAAATGCTGATTTTTCAGCATATTATATTTTACACGTTTATGACAAAGCATTCGGAGAAGCAATTCCAAAACCAATCGTTAACGATAGAAAAAAGAACTAGAATAAAGAGACTGTAAAAAAAACAAAAAAATACAGTCTCTTTTCTCTTAAATGAAAGGAGAAAAAAACATGACAAAAGAAAATATTGAAAAGTTTATAAGCGATTTTAACACATATGCTGGATTTGATATATCTGGAAAATTAGAGGCAGATAATCCAAATGTAGCAGAAGCATTTATTAACAGAATTGAAAAACAAATAGAATTGAAAATTAGCAAACACTGCCCAAAATATATGTATATCAAAAATCAATTAACAGAAAAACAAAAGCAAGCTATTTGGGATGCGATGTTAGAACAAACGTTATTTGTACTAACAACTGGAGATGTAACATTGATGAACGGTTTTGATCCAGTAACTAACCAAATGATAGATCTTACGGCTTTAAGGAAACGAGACTTATCACCCATTGCTAGAGAAATTTTAACAGCAGCAGGATTATTTTATCGAGGAATAACTAGCAGAAGAGCATCTGGTTATGAATATGAAAGGTCACACTGGCGATGAAAATTGGAACAGATTATCGATATCCAGATATTGCTGAATGGAAAAGTAATATTATCACAGAAGATGGAGAACAAATGCGTCCTAGTACATCGCCGATTAAGTTTAAATGCTGCGTCTTTAACGGAGGGAGTAAAATGAAAGTGTCTTTAATTGAAGGAGCAGAAATAAGCGGATCATCGATTGCGATAAGAACTCCCGACAAAAGATTAAAAGATGCAGAAGCTGATGATTTGATAATTTATAAAGGGCAAGAATATACATTAGAATCAGTTGGAGAACTTACTAGTATGTCATTTTTAAATGCAAAAGAATACGTTCTTTATTTAAGATAGAAGGTTTTAAAATGACTTTACAAGAAAAAAGTTATCAAGCTGCAGAAATGTTGGTAAGTATTTTAGTAAAAAATGCGCCGAAAGAAACATGGAATTTAGCACTAAACGGAATCAGAATTATGCAAGATAGCGCTAATTATTATGTTTTAATTGGAGGAGAAGTAGCGCCTTATGCAATTTATACTAACGAGCCAGAATATCACAAGAAATGCGCTGGGTGGATTGACAAATCGATTGAAGAAGCGCAACCGTATATCAAACTGATTATGTCTGGCGATATTACAGAAGAGGATTATTTTAAAACAATAGATAATCAAAAAGAAATTATCCGAGAGCAGTTTAATAATCATATTAGAAAAAAATTAGAAGAGTTAAATAGAATTTAGGAGGTGTTGGTGTGGCAACAACTTTCGAACAAGCGTTTAAAGAAAAATTAAAAGAGCAGATAGAGGAGTATCTTCCAAAGGGGAAAGAAATCGTTATAACTAACGATATTAATTTTAAACCGCTAGAGGAAGATCCAGAAAGCATAGTCGGAATTATCAAATCTGGTGGTGGAACTAAATCCTACGTACAAGGGTATGATTTTACTACTTACCAAGTTTTTGTGTCGTTTATTTTAGACGCTAATTATCTTCAAGAATTCTTGGGGATATTGAATAATAGCGTTGTAAAACAAAATGGAATTTTCAAAAACTTAAATTATTCAAACGAAACATATACTTACCAAACTGTTTATCAAACTCCTACAGTTATAGGGAGTCCTCAAGATATCAGAGCAAAAGAAAAAAAAGTGAAAGTACAAATCGTATCGTTATCAGGAACGATTGTATACACAACTAACGGTTGTATAATTCCGAAAGAATTTAAAATAAAAATAGATGGAATAGAATATCAAGTCGCTGGAGTTTTTAGATACGAACTAACTTATACCCCAACATACACTCCAACACCAGTTGATGGTAGTGCGTACGTTCAAAATGATTTTAATATAGCAGTGAAAACTTATACGATGACTTTGCTGAAAATGATAAACAATAATCTCCATAATTTATTGTCAAATTATATAATTAACGCTGATTTGTTAACAAATGTTGAGTTAAAAATTGATTCGGGAAATTACTTTCTAACAAAATGTAGCAGTTTAGTGGAAGTTTACGAAAATCAAGCAAGTGTGATCAGACTTGTTTTGATGAGGTAAAAAAATGAGTGTAAAAGAATACAAAATACCGATCCAGGTTGAAATTATTGAGAAATCGATAATGGATACCAAACCAACTCAATCGTCGCCCGAAACAAGCGCAAAGAAACAATCCGATAGTGGCGGTAGTAATTTAAAAGATAGTATCGGGTTGGTTGTTGCAACTCAAATTGGAAAACAAGCTGCGCAATATGGCATCAGTAAATACGGAGATTTAACAGGAGATATTAAAGGACAAACTTTAATCAGCGAATCGATAGCGATGTTATCTTTGGGTGCAATGCTTTTGTCTGGGCCAGTCGGAATAGCTGCTGCAGGAATGACAGTAGCTATTAATGTAGCAGACTATGCTATCTCTGTAGCAAAGGAAAATCGAAGAGTTGAAATTCTGAAAGCAAGAGTAGGCGGTGGAAGATGACGAATAATATTACAATTAAAATTAATGGTGTAGAGCTTGAAGGGAAACAAAAGGGTGTTTCTTTCAGCCAAGAATTTTCACATTCATTAAATACGGCGTCATTTGTTATCATGTCAACTCAAGAAGAAATGTTTCCTATTTTTGCTGATGTTGAAATTAAGGTAAATGATAACAAACAATATTTTATCGTTGGATCTGCTCCAAGAGTTTTAATTGATCGGATAAACAAAATGTATAGGCACACGATAACTTGTTATGAAGCAACAAAATATCTGGAAAAGTTCATTTTACCAAATCAAGAATTCAGAGGAGCATATAAACTTGTTGATGGAGTAGAACAAGAAAAAACGTTGTTAGATCATTTTAACAATGCATTAACGAATGCTGAAATATTATACGACGATGAAAATTGTAGATTTACAATCGATAGTTCTCTTGCTAGTATTTTAGAAACAACACCAGCAGAAGATATCAGTTTGACACAACCAACTTTAAGAGAAATATTAGATCAGATATTAAAAGTTATCGATTTAAGATGTTTTATTGAAAGATTAAACGATAAAAATAATATAATCATTAGTTATAAAGATCTAGCACATGAAGGAGAAACGATAACAACAATACCAGGAATCACCTTTGACGAAAAGAGAAGCGATATTGAATATACATCACAATCATTAAGAGCTAACGTTGAAAGTGCGATATCGACAAATAGAAAAACAATAACACATGGCTATGATGTTTTCAAAACAATAGACGGTAGCGATTTAACAACAGAAAACATGGGAATGATACTACCTTTTCCAATTGAAACGTTGGAAGAATGTATTTTAAAATGTCATGCAATTATCTATGATCAAGGCGGTCAATATCCTGAAGCAAGAGAATTCGAACTAAACATAACTAATTATATTTACGATTTGGAAAGCTATAATTTATTAACCGCACAAGAAAAGTTGTTGGCGTTATCATACGAGCGTGGATCTACAGCGATTGACGTCAGTGCTAGGAAAAAGGTCTTGTTTTTCTCTTTTACTGTTTTAAACGATGTGATTGAAACAGAAATTATAAATGTTTTAAGCGCCGAAGGAAACGGAGAGACCTACCATTCCACAGCTTCAACTTTAAATGAAATGCAATACAAAATTAAGTATGTTCCATTTATAAATGTAGTTGGAGATGTTAGCGAAACATTTATCAGCGAAGGTGCAGAAGGGACTTCACAAATATACGCTCAAACAGATAGGAATATCAGCATTTTCAGATATGGCGAAAATATAAAATCTGAAGCTGAAGAAATCGGAAACGAAACTTGGGTTATAGATTCAAAATGTGAATACGATGAATTGCTGCATTTAGGCGATGTTTTTCAAAATCACGTATTAACAAGCATCGATTACTCGGTATTTGACAACTATATTCAAGCTCATTATATTTTTGTGAAAAACTTCAGCAACAGTCAATTGAAAATATCATTAAACAGAGAAAAACAGATATATGATATTCCTTTGAATGAATTTGTAGCTAGAAATAATTTGATAAAGCAATATTGCGTATTATCACTTAATAATTTACCAAATCAAAACGATGCAATTTTGAATTCAACAGCGTTAGAATACATGTTGTTGTCTTGGAAAAATGCTACAAATTACGAAATTAAAAATGCGTATATTAAAACCGATGTGATGGAGGCTGAACAACACTACATTATGGATTGTTACACTTATAATTTGGCCAATTCAATCAATTTAGTATTTAGCTGTTTGGATAATTATTCTGTCGGCTATGGAATTGGAAAACGAGTAATCGGCGGTAGAAAAGTGATTTTAAATCCTTATTGCGACACATTAGGAAATTATAAAAAAATTAAAATAATATACGCATTAGGAATGACTAATCTATATCATGCTTCTGACGTTTTAACAAAACTAAATGCACTACCACTTGCGTATTTAAATTATTCGATTCCACAAGAACTCATATCACCGAATCAATATTTTAATTTGTATAAAGATGCATTCGTAAAAGACTCTTTTACAACACAAATTGAATTTATTGCTAAAAAAAGTGAAGAAACCGACATTATTATTGGAAGCGGTATTGCTGAAATAAATGGATTGATCGGAACAGCAGAACAATTATATGTTTATCCATCAAACAAGAAGTTTACTTTTAATGATAAGAATAAATTATTGAGTGGAGAAAAAATAGCTATTAACAATAGTAATGTAATTATTACATCAAATAAATTTGAAATAACTAACCTTCCTAATAATTGTAAAGCTTGGGCGATTGGAAACGAAAAGGGTAAGTTATTATTGGCGATTAACAACAATCAAAATTATGTATATATAACTTTTAGTAGAAAAATAATATAGGAGGTATTATAGGTATGAATTATATATATTTTAGTGAAAATAGGGCAATTAAAAGTCATAATTATGAAAAAATTTATGCGAACAGTTCTGGAACGGATAGAATATATGTGTTTTATGATAACGACCTATCTACTCCATCTGAATATTTAGCAACTATTCGGTTTAAAAGACAAGACGAAATTATAATTGGCGATATAGATATGATTCCGTCAACAGCAATTAATCCTGTAACTAACACCTTAATGAGGTGTTTTTATTTAGATTTAGATGCAGAAATTTTAAAATGTCCAGGAAACTTACAAATAACAGTTTCATACAACAAATCAATCGATGGAGTTTTAATTGCTGAAGTTTGTGCTAATGATGCAACGACGATTTATTATTCTGTTCCCGTTAACTTGAAAGAAAACGCACAAATCCAAGCTTTAAGTAGGGCGGTTCAGAGATTAGCAATTCAAGTTAACGAACAAGCTCCAGCAGTTCAAGAAGTTACCGTTAAATTTGTCTGGGGAGACGGGACAATAGAAACAGTCAATATCGATATTATGACTGCCGTATCACCACCAACATCTAAAACAAGACCAGGTCTTATATTTAGTGGTTGGTATATTGATCCTGGATTTATTAACGAATATTTATTTGAAACCGCTGTAATTGATGATTTAATTTTATATGCAAAATGGATTGACTCAACAACTCAAGAAACAGAGATATCAGCAACAACAGAAGGGATTCATCGAGTTGATTTTATTACTAATGGCGGAACCGAAGTTGTATCTAGATTAATTAATCATGGTTCAATTTTAACAACTGTTACTACAGAAAAAGTAGGATATGCTTTAGAAAAATGGTATCTTGATGCAGAACTAACAATCCCGTTTATTTTATACTCAACGCCAATAACAAAAAATACGATTTTATACGCAAAATGGATTTATACAGGAGTTTACAAAATTAAATTTGTTGTCGATGGGGTAACTTATGCGATTAAAAATGTAAATCTAGGAGAAAGCATTGCGTTTGCAGACATGCCATTAGAACCAAAAAAAGATGGGTATAAACATATTGGGTGGTATACAAGTCTTGGTGATTCTGGGACTAAAATCAATCTTTTGTCTTTAAATATTATCGATAAAACAACAGTGGTGGTTTATTCAAAATTTGTAAAAGCAATGCACAAAGCTTATATTTATCAAGAAGGCGATGTAACAGGAATACCAATCATTACAATTAGTAATATTGCGCATCGTACAAAATTCAGCGAATTGGCAATTACTAATCCAGAAGCTGAAATAGGTTATGAATTTGATGCGTTTTATTCGAAATATAAAGATATTAGATATACAGCTGATTATGAGGTAGTAAGCGATATCCATTTATATCCTTATTTTAAAACCATCGCACAAACGAATACTTCAAAAACAATTACATTTAATAGCAATGGCGGTAGTGCAGTAGAAAGTCAAACCGTTAATTATGGAGATTTATTGACAGAACCCACCGCACCGACAAAAGAAGGATCAACCTTTCTTGGTTGGTATAAAGATATAGGACTAACGATACCTTATGATTTTGCAAAACCAGTAGGATCAAGTTCCTTTACTCTTTATGCAAAATGGACTGTAGCAACATCAGAAACATACACTGTTAATTTTATAGCGAACGGATCTATTATAAAAACTTTAACAAAAACAGTAGGGCAAAGTTTAGTATCTTCAGATTTACCGACTAATCCAACAAAAGAGGGAGCGACATTCAGTTGGTGGTATTACAATAACAATCATTCAAAACGTTTTGAATATACAGACAATATAACAGTTACTACCAATTTAGTGGCAAGGTGGCTAGAAACAACAGAAACAACTGAATATGTCAGATGTCCAGAATGTGATGGGGTAGGAACAATTACTGGAGAAACAGACTGTCCAGATTGTCCGCAAATTCTACATTCAGGAGGAAACACTAATCCAGGATACATTGAATGCTATAACTGTTTGGGTTACAAAGCAGTTGATGATGTAGGACCATGTTGGCCAGAGGCTGAAGGAGCAAGCACTTGTCCAGTATGTAATGGAAACGGATGTCTTCCATGTCCAACGTGCGATGAAGCTGGATATATTGTTGTTGAAAATCAACTATGCACTAGATGTGGTGGTAATAAACATGGATATAGTTATACGACCATAATACAAACATCAACATCATATACATACACTTTCGACGTATTAACATAGGAGATGTTTGTATGAAAATTTATTTTGATAAATATGGTAATTTTAAAAAGCATGACAAGGCTTATTTTCAAGCGACATCATTCGGTGTTGATACAATAGATGTTTATGCTGATTTTGATACAACAAATTATATTCCAAATATAACTTTTCGAAGGGCTGATGGCTTTATCATCGGTCCTTTAAAAATGAATCCTATTGATGGCGGGTTCTCTAGATTAATTGATTTTGAGTCGATATTAGCAATTAAAGGACCTTTAGAAATAACGGTTCGTTACGAAAAATATATGTTTGATTCTGCTTTAGGCGAAGATGTTTTGCTTGAATCTAAAGTTTGCGCTATTGACATAGCTTATGTTTTTGAAAACATTCCTAAAACTAAAGATGTTTTAAATGAGATTTTAAAGAAAATTGATAAAGACGAATTATTAGATGGAGACTCTGCTTACGACATAGCAGTTAAAAACGGATTTGTTGGAACAGAAAAAGATTGGTTGGAAAGTCTGAAAGGTGGAGCAGTTTACCATCGTGGCGAGATAGAACCAGAACTAAAAAAAGGTATCTGGTTTGATGAAAATGTTGAAGGCGTTGGTATGCCCGATACACTCGTTTTGCAAGGTAGTAATATGCAGTCAAGTGTGAATGTCAGTGGAAACTTGACTATACAAGGCGATGACATTGAACTTGTAGATATGGGTAATGGTCAGTATCAGATACAAGGCGATGGACTTGTCATCGTGAATAGCGATGGGACTGAAGAAGTTTTAATAGATACAACAATCACAGTCACCGATGTTGACTTTATCGGTGGAACAAAATATACAATCGTATAGAAAAGGAGAGATAAATTGTTAAACATTTTAGTTAATTATACAATCAATAAAAAGACAGGAGCAGTTAAAATCCTAAATAATCAAGTCGTGTTTATTGATATGCCAGTTGCAATCGCCGAATACGAAAAAGAATACGAAGAGCCGATTGTGGTTACGATTGATAACAGAAGTTATATCGTAGAAAAACAAGAATACGAAGATTTAATCAAAAGACAAAATGACTTGAAAGATTTTAAGTTAGTAATTGAAAGCGAGACAGGTGCTGTTCGTGAAGCAACAGCCGAAGAATTAGAAAATGGTTCTGTAAAAACGATAGACATTAAACTACCGAAAGATACAGACCTTAAAGAAGTGTTTTATAAAGATGGAAGTTTTATAAAACTTGATAAAGAAAATACGATGGAAGTAAATATTTAAAAAAGAAAGGAAAGTAAATTATTATGGCAAAAACAACAACAGCGTTAATCAGTGTTTATCGTGTCTGGGACATAGAAAACTCTACTTGGCAAGCCTACTTTTTCAAAACAAGTGCCGATGTAGTTGCTGAAAGTACCAGTAGAATATGGTTTACACCAACGCTACGATCAAAACTAAATGGAATAGCAAGTGGAGCACAAGTCAATGTCATAGAACAGGTTAAAGTAAACAACACTGCACTTACAGTTTCAAGCAAGTCAGTAAACATTGACTTATCAAATTATTTAACAGCAATCACCAAATCAATGGTAGAAAGCGTGCTAACAGGAACGATTACTTCGCATACGCATAATTATGGTTCTGCTAGTGATGTTGCAACCTTACAATCAAAGGTAAGTGCAATAGAAACAGTAATAAACGCTGCAGGAGCAGAAGATGAAGGAACAGTAATCGACAAATTAAATGAAGTCTTTGCATTCTTACAAAACACAAGCGAAGGCTCAAATCTAGTAACAATGTTATCTGGTAAGGTTGATAAGACTACAAAAGTAAATGGAAGAGCCTTAAGTTCAGATATAGTTTTGACTGGTGAATATATTATTGTGGGTGGTTCTTCAAGTTATAGTACATCTGCTATTTCAAATGCTATTAGAGGGCTAGAAGATAATAAAGTTGATAAGACTAGAAAAATAAACAACAAAGCCTTAAGTTCAGATATAGTTTTGTCTGGTGAAGATATAATTATAAATAGTAGTGGTAGTGGCGGTACTTTAAAATATAATCTAAATAATAACAACAGTCTTATTCATACATTGAAACAACGAAAAGCACATATATGGGTTGGTGCAACTGAACCGACACCAGCACCAGATAAGTATAATTATTTTGATGAGCCACACCCAAATGATGTTTGGCTTGACACTTCAGGAACATAGGAGTGATTAGAATATGGCGACAATTTATGCAAAATACAAAGTGTGGAATGCGAATACTTCTACTTGGGATTTGGTTAAACTTGAAGCCTCGAATAGCGAAAAACTAAACAATAAAACATCAGATTATTACTTAAACTACAACAATTTAAGCAATAAGCCAACAATTCCAACAATAAGCACAAACATATCAACTGATGGTTCAAGCGATACCAAGACTGCTTCACCAAAGGCAGTTAAAACCTATACTGATAATGCTGTTGCCAATTTAGGTAAAATAAAAATAGACTCTACTTGGTATACTGCAACATTAAGTGGAACAACACTAACTTTTTCAAGTTAGGTAGGTGTTATATATATGCCTTTTAAAATTGGTAATGTTACTTTACAAAAAATAATGCTTAATAGTGTTGAAGTGAAGAAAGTAATGGTTAATTCAACAATCGTATATGAAGTCGTGTCAAATTACACTGTTACTTTTGTTGCTAATAATTCTACCTATTCAACAAAAACTGTTACTGCAGGTGGAACTACTTCACTACCTACACCAAATCCTACCAGAAGTGGTTGGACTTTCAACAAGTGGGTTTATGGAAGTAGTCATACACAATTTACATCTTCAACAGTCGTTAATGCTAATATGACTGTTACTTCGTATTGGTATAAATACGACATTGTTGGAACAGACACTTGCTACAAATGTAGTGGATCAGGATATGCATATAACTGGGAATCTTGTCCTGATTGCTATGGCTTAGGTTATCGAGAAGACATGGGCCCATGTGGAAACTGTGGTGGTGTAGGTTGTGATGTTTGTAACTGGAGTGGTTTTGCAGAATGTATGACTTGTTCAGGCGATGGTGGTTATGATGTTTATGGCATATGCGATGTATGCTATGGCACAGGAGTGTTAGATGTATATGATGATGTTTATGAAGCTTATTAATTATTTTATTGCAGGCTTAAAAACGATATGGTCGCTGATTAAAAGGTTTTTCACTTCAGCAAAAGGTATTATTGCAATAGTAATATCTTTTGCAATCTTCGAAGGGTGGGCATTAGTTTTTATAGGCATTGGTACATTAACAAATAATTGGTGGTTGGTAGGTGTTGGCTCAGCAGTAACAGCGTTTTGGGCAACACCTGCACCGATGTGGGATTTGATTATAATTTTAGCGTTAGTAATACAAAGGTATGTTTTAAGAGATAAAAACGCACCTAATATGAAATTTATTAAAGAAGAATTTATAAAAAACTTAAAAAAGGAGAAAAAAGATGGCAGTGAGTAATGAAATCAATCAAGCAATTACTTTGCTTGAAACAGAAAAAACGAATAATGTAATTGGGAAGACATTTAATTGTGATATTGAAATATCAATCGCAAACATGAAAATCCAAGCATTAAATCTGTTGAAAAGAGCGAAAGAACTAGAAGAAAATCATAGTCATTAGGAGAGAAGAGAAGGTGGTAATAATGAGAATATACACATCAAAACCAAAAGGGATTTTAGGGACAGAACATCAAGAATTTATCAAACCAGAAGAAGTTGAGTTATTAGATGGTAGGAAACTGTCTGATGTTTTAGAAGAAATTAGAGAATTAAAAAAAGAAGTTGCAGAACTAAAAAAACTGCTAGCAGAAATATTAGCAGTTAATTTGGAGGTTAAAAATGAAAAAGGTAATTAAAATCTTTGCAATGTTTTTATTAATTTTGACAATCGTGATAAGCACTTCACATTTTAGCCTTAATGCAGAAGAACCAGAAACAAACGATGTTGATGTTGAAGAATTTATTGATAGAAATTCACCTTTAACCGAAGAACAGAAAGCTATGATTAAACAATATTTATCTGAATATGTTGACGAAAATGTTGTTCAGACAATCGTAACTGTCATCTCCGCATTAGCCATTTTAGCTATTTTAACGTTTTCTTTAATAAAATTAGTAAAAAACGTTAATGGTGGTTTAAAATTAAAAACGCAAGAGACATCAACGTTTAATAATTTAGCTCAAACTGCAATCGAAAAATTAGGATCAACAGATCTAAAATTAGAAGCAACAATCAAAAGCTTATCGAATAGTTTAGAAAAACAGTTGGAGGTTAATGCTGAAGTCATTAAGCAAAACCTTTTACAAAACGAAAAATTAGAATTGTTAGAAAATAAATTAAACGAATTACAAGAAAAAGAAATTCAAAGAATAGAAAAAGCTTCCGAAATAGCAACTAAATTAAATGAAAAAATAAATAAAATCGAGGTGTAGTTTATGTCTAGGCGTAGAAAAAAAGACATTATACCAGAAAGAAGGCTTATTCTTTGGAAAGTTCTTGATCTGATTGTTCCTTTTATTCCGATTATAACTTTAGGTATTGTGCAATGGGACGTTTATTTTGGCAAACGAGCTAAAAACGCATTTGATAATATTGTTGGTTTTGTTGGGATTATCGTATTTTTAATGATTATTTTGTTAAAAATTAATAATCAAAATAAAACAGAAGGAAGAAGAAGCAAGTATTTATCAATCGGAATGTTTGCTGTTTGCTTACTGTTTTATTTTTTAAGGGAAATTTTATACCAACTAACTCTGATTAGCTTGGTTGCAGCTCTAGGGTTGTTTTTACACGACATTTGGTTAAATCCAAAAATCAAAAAATGGGAGCGGATCAAGGACAAAACCGAAACAGCCGATATTAATGCAAGAGCAATGGCAAAAGTGGTTGCGATGCAAATTAAAAATAGCAATCGGGAGAGATTAGATGGAAGTGTATAAATCACCTTTAGGAAAAAACATCGAAGAGAAAATTAGTCTTACAAATATTTATGTTAAAACAAAAACCTGGATTACTGCTTCTATCGGAATAATCATTACTGTTTTATGTGCGGTTGCGATTTTCATTATATCATCCATTGAGGGAACAAAAGAGATAAAAGCTTCAAGTTCGGTTTCTGGTAAAATTTTAACCGAGTGGCGACTAGAAAATGGCGTTGAAGTAGGTTTCCCCGAAGAAAAAGTCGACATAATGAATTACAACGGGAAAGAATACTATTTTGTTATTGAAGAAAGAGATCCAGAAACAAAAGAAATCACGAAGTGGTATTGGGCTTTTGATGGAGGATTAGAATATATTTTCAAT